TGGTTTACAAAATCTTATAGATGGTGCAATATCTAGCGCGCAAAGTGTAGTAAGTGGTTTGGCATCTGACGCAATAGGCGCAGGTAAAGAAGCACTAGAAAATATTGGTGTTCTTGATACTAATAATATAAATAAAGCAAATCAAAGTAGCACAAAGGAACAAAAACAATTTGTAAGTGGTATAAGTGATATGACAAAATCATTATTTGATGTTTTAGAATAAGGATATATAAATGTTTACAATAACAGATTTGAAAAAACATCTAGGACCTGGACTTGGTCTTAGAAAAAATAAATATCTTATAGAAATTCCTGTGCCAGGTATTGAGGGTCAAACGTTAAATATACTATGTAGAAGTGCTGGCTTACCAGAAAGAACAATTTCAACAAATACAATATATAAAAATGGAAGAAGATACAATGTTAGAGGCGAGACTGATTATTTAGGTACTTATGAAGTATCTATATTAGACGATTCTGATATGAACGTTAGAAAAGTTTTTGATAAGTGGATAACAAAGGTTGATAATTCAAAACCGAAGAATCAAGGTATTTTAGGTGGATCTTATGAATCCGGTGTTTCCGATGTATTAGACGGTATTAAAACTGGAATTCAAACAGCAAACACTATTGCGAATGCTATTGAAAACCCGGATCAAATCGTTGATTTCTTTTTAGGTTTTATTGATAAAGGAAATGCTATTTCAGGTGCTAGTTATCAAACAGATGTTAATATTTGGCAATTAAGTGCTGATAGTAACAAGGTATATGGATATAAATTACAAAATGCATTCCCTAGTTCAATTGGAATCGTTACATTAGACGACGGAGACGAAAACACATTATCAGAATTTAGTTTAACTTTTACATTTAGCGAATTTACACCGCTTGAAAGTAAATCACCTACTAGAAAATTCATTGACGCAATTATCGGCGATGACGGCGTTGAATTAGTTAATGGTGTAGAAGCATTGTTTGAATAATATAAATAAAAATAAAAAAATAAAAATAAATAGGAGAAACAAATGGCAAACAAGTTAGCAGAATTAAAAAATGCTTTAGGTGCCGGTGCAAGAGCTAATAAGTACAGAGTTAATTTTTCTGTACCAGCAGCAGTATCAACCACATCTAATTTACAAAATGTAGATACACTTTGTAAAGCAAGTAATTTCCCAAGTATGACACTTGGACAGATAGAGGTATTTAACCAAGGAAGAAAACTAATTATCCCAGGTGATACAACATTTACAAATACATGGACTTTAACTTTTTATAATACTGAAGATCATGCATTAAGAAGAGATATGATTGAATGGATGAGATCTGCGGATCATTTCCAAACAAATTCACATTCAGGTAACCCAACGGCATTAATGGGTGAATTATCAGTTGAACAGTTAGATTCAGCAGGTAATCCTACAACAAGATATACATTCCATAATGTATTTGTACAAGAAGTTGGTGAATTAGCAGTTGGTGATGATACCGCTGACACGATTCAAGAATTTGATGTTACATTCTCGTTTACTGACTGGGTTGTTGGTGGTGGAGAAACTAATGTACCATCTGAAGCAAATGCGGCAACTCTTAACGAAATAGCAGAATAATTTTATTAAATCCTCTTCGGAGGGTTTAAATAAGATTATAAAAAGATATTAAATGAAAAAAATAAAAGAACTTACACCAACGCAGTCATTAAAAAAGGTAAAATCTTTATTGAAAGAAAAGCGTAAAATGACTAAAAAAGATCTTATACCAGGTAATACTATATTTACATTTTATGATGCAAAGGATAAAAAACAAACATATGATAGAACCCCGTTAGCGTTAATATTAAAGAGAGGATCTGTACATACGTTAGTTTTGAATTTTCATTGGATACCATTAAATATGAGAATTAATCTTATAAAACATATTATTAGATTAAATGAAAAAAATATTAAAAAGAATTTACCATTGGAATTCAGTTATAAAAAACTAAAACCTATGTTAAAAACTTTAGGATATGCGCCATGTATAAGAATGTATATTAACAGCAGGATTTCTACAAACGGCGTAGTGATAGATCCTTCAAGATTAGTTGAAATTGCTAAATTAAAAACTGAAACATTTACTAACGGTAAATATTCAGCAGAACAATTATATGCAATGGCAAGAAAAAGAGCAAGAAAAGCTAAAAGATAAAAATTATAAATAAATTATATAACATTAAATGAAAGGTTAAAAATGAGTTTAGATATAGACGTTATAAATTCTGCAACAGATAAAAAATACACAGAATTTTCTGATGCTATAAAAGCTGAATTACATAATAAAATGTCAAATAATGATATTTCAAAAAAATATGCAAGTGACTATGATAGTATTCAAAGCATGAAAAAATTATTTGCGCAAATTAATAATACAGCTTCAAACACTGAGGAGTAATAAAAATGAAATTAATATATGATTTAGACGCTCAACCGGAATTCGTAATCGAAGAAGAGATTAACGAAGCAACCGGACAATCATCTAAAAAATACAAAATAAAAGGTATTTTCAGCACAATTGGTGAAAAGAACAGGAACGGTAGAATATATCCGAAAGATTTATGGGAAACCGAAGTAACTAAGTACCAACAAAATTTTGATTCAGGATCTATAAATACATTAATGGAATGGGAACATCCAGCTAGAACAAATGTTGATCCAATGGAAGCGGTTGCAAAAATTACAAAATTAAATATTAAAGATAGATATGTTATGGGTGAAGCAGTTCTTTTGGATAATGCTAAAGCAAATCAACTAAAATCTTTAATTGATAATGGCGTTAAAATATCAGTTTCTTCAAGAGGAGTTGGCTCAGTTAAAAATGGAGTTGTTGAAAACTTTAAGTTAGTTACATACGATGTTGTCTCTGCGCCATCTGATTATAATGCATCAATGAACGGATTAGTAGAAAGTTATCAATTGAATGAAGGTATTATTAATGATTTAAGTTTTGGTATTGATGAACATGGAAACGTTGTACAAATGAATGAATCAGATTGCCAATCTGAGTGTCATATGTTTGAAAAAGAAGATATCGAAAAAGCATTTAAAGAAAAATTTGGTGTTTTATTATCAGAAATGAAAAGTAAAGACGTAAAATTAAAAGAAGCATTTAGGCCGGAATCATGGGAAGATTGTATAGATTCTTTAAAAGATATACAAAAATCTTTAAACAGCGGTAGATTAAAAGAAATTATAGACGATATAGTTGATTTTATAAATAAAAATAAATAAATAAAATAATACATTATATTTGCTTTATGCAAAAATGAAATAGTGTGAAATTGTATTATTTAAAAATTATAAATAATATAAATTTAAAAGGAGAAAACATATGTTAGAAAAACTTTTCGAATCATTAGATGAAAAGGTTTTTACTGCTGAGTTAAGAGAATCATTAGAATCTCAATTTAACGAAGCTGTTGAGTTAAAAGCTGCATCTATTGCTGAAGCAAGAATTGAAGAAGAAATTGATTCATTAAATGAAAAGTCTGAATCTCATATTGAGTTTTTAAATGAAAAAGCTGACCAATATGTGGAAATGAAACAAACTGAAATGATTGATTCATTAGATAGATATTTAGATAGAGTAGTTGAAGAATTTATGTCTGAAGCAAAAGAAGCATTAGAAGAATCTGTAAAATCTGAAAAAGCTGATATGATTATTGAAGCATTTGATTCTATGATCGTTGCTACAGGTACAGACGTTGCTAGAATTGTAGAAGCAAAAGACGAATCATCAATTGATAAAAAATTAGAAGAATCTGTTGAAAAACACGATAAATTAGTTGAAGAAAACATTTCTTTAAAAGAAGAAAACGACAAATTAATTAAAATGGGAATTATTGCAGAAATGGCTGAAGGATTATCTTTAGTTGAATCTGAAAAATTTAAAAAATTAGCTGATTTAGTTGAATTTTCTAAAGACGAAGCATTTGCTGAAAAATTAGAAACTATTAAAGAATCTGTTAAAGGTGCTGTTGAGACAGTTAAAGAAGAAAAAATTGTAGAAGCTGAAGAAGTGCAAGAAGTTAAAGCACCATCTTGGGCACATCTAGTATAATTTTAAAAAATATAAATAAAATAAAAATAGGAGATTTAAAAAATGGAAAATATTCAAGCTTTACTTGAAAGTTCTAAGTATGCACCATTAACTGCATCTGATTCTGCAGCTATGGAATTAATGTTAAAAAATACTGAAAAAGAACATGATAAATTAATCAATGAAGGTACAATGTCTGGTGATGTTGCACAATTCACGCCAATCTTAATGCCAATGGTAAGAAGAGTTTACCCTAACTTAATTGCTAATGAGATTTTAGGTGTTCAACCAATGTCAATGCCTACTGGATTTATCTATGCATTAACTAACGAGTATACTGGTGATCATGATAATGGTGAAAACGGAAACTTAAAAATTATTAAAACTGCGGATGACGCATCTGGAATTGCTGTATATTCTGAAGAAGATTTACACTTAGTTGCTAAAGACGCTGATTTAACAGGATTAACTGTTACTGCTGAATTTACTAATGAAGCTGCATTCTCAAAAATCTTAAAAGGTTATACTGGTAGATATTCTACAGCGCAAGCTGAGAAACTTGGTAAAGATATGAGAGAAGTTGGATTCTCAATTGCTAAAAAATCAGTAGCGGTTGAATCTAGAGCGTTAAAAGGTCAATACACAGTTGAAATGTATCAAGATCTTAAATCTCAACACGGTTTATTAGCAGACGAAGAAATTATGTCATTAATGTCTTACGAAATGCAAGCTGAAATGGATAGAGAAATCGTTGACTTTGTTAATGGTAATGCTACTCAATTAGCTGATACTTCTGCAATTACTTCAAGAGATGGTAGATGGGAAATTGAAAAGTACAGAACTGAAGTTATTAGATTATCTAAAGAATCTGCACAAATCGGTTTAGATACAAAAAGAGGAAATGGTAACGTAATTTTATGTTCACCAAAAGTTGCTACAATGTTCGAACAAGTTGGTTCTTTCAAAGGTGCTACTCAAATTTCTGGTGTTAATGCTCCTGTTTCTGGTGGTGTTGCTGGTACATTCGATGGTAAATATAAAGTTATCGTTGACCAATATGCTACTTCTGATTACGCTACAGTATTATATAAAGGTGCTGATAGAAGAGATGCTATGGGATTCTTTGCTCCATACGTTCCGTTATCATTCACTAAAGTAACTCACGCTGATTCTGGACAACCAGCAATTATTGCTAAGACAAGATATGCATTAGATACTATTCCAGGTATCTCTTCTCCATCATCTTCTGATAGAGCTGAAAAATATGCAAGATCATTCGGTATCGATTTTTCTGGTACTGCATTAGCATAATATTATTGAATAGAGGTTTTCCTCTATTCTTTAAATAACTTTATTATATAATAGTTTATAAAATATTTTAGCAAGGTATCAAATATTCGGTAACTTTCTAAAATATTTAAAATTCAAAAAGAATTTTAACTTTTAATTATAGAACTAATAAAGAATCATATATCACGACAGTATTCAAAATTACTTTCTAACTTTTTCTATTTTAAAGAAAATAAAAAAATAATATAGAATTTGATGTAATGGACTATTATAGAATTATGTTTGATTCAGGAAATAAATCTTATATTAAAGATTATTAATATTTCCTGATAATATTTCCCTATTTTTTAAATGTTCATTAACAATTTCTTCTTTAGATAAACCGAAGTACGGCGCAGCATGATGTTCATTAAGTAATGTTTCGCACAATGAATCGCCATCATCGTTAATAATATCACCCAATATTCTACCAAATTTTCCTTTAGAATTGTATTCTTTTGTTCTTAGTACTAAATCGTCAGTATTACAAAAATCAATAACCCTTTGTTTTGCTAATAAACCGTATTTTTTTTCTTCTTTATCTCTTGTTCTACTTTCTGGCGCGTCAATTCCGTACAGTCTTATTCGTTGATTCTTTAAAATTATTTCAAATCCAAGATCTATGTCAACATCAACAGTATCACCATCAACAACTTTTACTATATTACATCTATATTCATACATATTATACTCCTAAATATAATTTTAATTTTTTAGTTAATATTTTTTTCTCTTTCCAAAATAATGGTATATTGTGTATATTATAATCATCAAAAATAGTAATATTTAAAGGTTTAACTTGGTCTTTATCAAAATAGTCTCCGGTAATTATACTAATATCTGATTTATTTTCTAATACAGACAAATCCGGGTAAGTAAAATTAACATCTTTTAATATTTTGTACGCGGAATTATTTGACGAAGAGATTAGGTTTATCTGTGGTGATATAGCTACAACTTTTTTATTTTTTACAAAATTTGAAAATAAAATAGCGCCGTATCCTCCCATAGAAAACCCAAACAATATTGGATTTTTATCAAATTTACTTATTTCTTCTACAATTAATTTTTGGTCATCTTTGTTTTGATACCAATCTTTGTTTATTCCTATAACATACAAACAACTTAGCTTTAATTCTTTAAATGTATTTTTAAATTCAGGAACAGGTGTAAATTCACCGCCTGAACTTGAAAAGCAAACAATTTTTTGTTGATCACTTATATTGTTAAAATACTCAAATTTTACCATTTAATATTTCCATCTGTCCGGTGTGTATTCTATAATTTTTGGTTTATACGGGACTGGCCCATTATAAATTATAATTTCAGATTCTATGTTTTTTATCAATTCTTCAATTTTATCTTTATATTTTTTATGTATTAAAAATGCTGTTTTTACTGGGTATGTTTCATCTACAAAATACATGTATTCATCTGAAGGTATAAAATTTTTATAGTTATAACCTTTAATATGCGCTTCAGCATCATGATACACAATAAAGTCAAACATATCGTGCATTTGGTTTAATACAGGAACTCTCATACCAATAATGTGATCAACAAAAAGTAATTGATAATTGTTATTGTTTTGTTTATAGAAATTTATATATTTTTTTATATTTTCTTCATCTATATTTTGATTTTCTACATCACTTTTGTTAACTTCATGGTGAATTAGTTCATGTTTGTCTGTTAGATGTAACTCATTATTTAATTTATCAAACCAACATTTATCTGTTTCTATAGCAGTAACATATTCAACATTATCAAAGAACATTTTTGTGCTATATAAACCGCTCCCTAATTCAAGGACATTTGAGACCCCAAAAGTTTTTATAATACCTTTATTTATCGGAATATGTGTACCATATGTAAATTTCATTCTTTTTCCTTATATATTTTTTTGTATGCCCATAACATACCATAATTATTAACACCAGTGCAGCCTGCCCTATCTAGTGATGCAGTCAAATGCTTTTCTTTATATTTATATAAAACTATATTATTTAATACAGCGCATTTTCGATTTTCGATTACTTCTACATTTGCCAAATCTATATCATTATATTTAAAATTTAATCTACCTAGCATTATAGGACCAGTTATATCTAACATGTGTATTCCATAATGACTATTTAGAATATTTTCTACAGATTTATCAATCGCTTCTTTTAAAAATTTATGCTTCGGGTATTTAAAATATAAAAACCCTGGATCTATTGTATCCATATTTGAATTTTCATTAGATGGGCCGTTATATGTGATTATATTTTTGTTATGTTCTATTTTGAATTCCGGATATATACCTACGTCGAAATAAATACCACCATATGTATACAATAAACAATACCTAACTAAATCGGATTTAAACGCAAAACTGTTTAATTTATTGTAAGCGTATAACACATCTTTAGGAAAATTATCATGTAAAAACTTTTTACAATCATCGTCTTTAAAAAAAGAATATTCATAATTGTTATATATTTTTTTAGTTATATTGATCTTTTTTTGAATAATATCACTAGGGTCAGAATTGTCATCTGTGATGTATATTTGAAATACCTTCACATTATTTTCTTTTATTAGACATCCATGCTGTTACACCCATATATGCACCAACAATACCTGCCATAGATATAAAAAATAAACCAATTAATTCGCCAATTGCTTCAACCCTATCTACAGGTATAGCTGAAGTATATAATAAAGCCGTAAAAAATAACATAGATAATATTGCAATCCACGCCATTTTCTTTTGTGTTTCAGCTTTTTCTAAAGAATTTTCTAATTCAGTAATAAGTCTAGCTTGTTCTATTTCTTTATCGGTTATTTCACCGTCATTATTTCTATCAATCATAATTACTCCATTATATTGTTTTATCAAATAATTTATAGTCCGTTGTTGGGCTATAATATATATTCACATTGCCGTTAAGAGAGACATTTGTTATTTTACCGACAACACCACTAGCAAAAACTACAGTACCATTCAGTAAACGAAGTGTCTGAACGTCTAATCCATTATTATTAAAAATCTCTTCCGTACCTAATTCGCTATATCCGTTGAACGCGCTGTTTGTATATATTTCTTCAGCGTTTAATAATAAATTTGTCTCTTCTTTATTAGATTCATATAAACCTATTAGTCTATCGTTAATAGGAGCGCCAGAAGAAGAAACTATTGAATTTATTAGTATTATTTGATTATTTTCTAATATTTTATTTACATCAAATGTATTATTGTTAACCAATGTTCCTAAATATTCAATTGTATTTTCTTTAACTATAAATCTTTGGTTTGTTTCCGGGTTAGTTACCTTTCTTATATATCCAATATCATCTTGTATACTTCTATTAGTTTCAACCCATTGCCCATCAATGAATTCCCAAACTTTACCAGTTTCAGCGTCAAACACTTTATTTAATTCTGCGCCACCGTTAAAACTTATATCTAAATATGTAGAATATGGTTGTGAAAACGTCATATATCCGTATGGCTTTAGTCCAGTAAATCTTGTTGTATTACTATTTGTGCTTAAATCAAAAACTATTTCCGAAGAAATTTGGTAATTATCTGTATCGTTCCAATTTGTACCATAACATTTTATGATATTTCCCTGTCTTTGGATTTTTAAACGTATTTTATTATTACTCCAAGAATTAATTCCACTTGAAATTAAATACGTGCTACTTGCTAAAATACCTGTATCTGCATATGTCGAAGTATTTTGAAAATACACTAATGCGTATCTCCCTATTGGGTTTGAACCACTACAAGAAACCATTAATGCAAGAACATGATTAGTTGTTCCTTCACGGTGAAACGCCACAACTAATCCATTACTATCATTATCTGAACTTGTTGAAGTCAGCGTTGCTTCAAATGTATAATTGTCCAAAACATCAGGTGAAATAAAACCGTTTGACGGGTCTACATTTAATGGCATTGACACCCTATCAGGATTAGTTAAAAATTGCCATGCTGTCGCATTGCTATCATTTGCTGCTATAGCTGCGTCCTTATCGGCGTAATAATTTGAACCATTAAATCTTGCCCACGTATTAAAAATATCTAAAACTGTTGGTGGTGTCGTATTGGCCACAGCTGCCATTGCTTCATCTGTATTCTGATATAAAAAGAATTCTTGTTCCGGCAAAGGTGTAACATTTATATAAACCTTTCCTGTTTGTGTCTCAGTTCCATTAGTAACAATATATTCAAAACTAGCAGGTTGGCCAGATAAACCAGTTGACTCGAATGACACAGTATTACCATTTAAGTAAACAGTACCACCAACTGGGTTTTTAACACTCACCACACTTAGATTTAAACCTTGCCCATCTTCGTCATTTAGCGATAAATTATCTTTAGCTAGTAATAATGTTTCGCTTTGTTGTAAATCATATGTATCGGGGTTTGCTATAATAGGCGGTATATCAACAACATTCATATTTGTTGACCCATTTTTCAATATTCCTTGACTGTTTCTTACCGTATATTCGAATGATGCAGGCAAACCTATATCATTAGTCGACGTAAATTCGATATTTGATCCGTTAATACTAACTGAACCATTTATTGCATTCTGTACAGATATTATTGTTAAAGGATCATTATTACCGCTCCATTCGTCAATTGATCCATCCAAAATATTCGCAATGGGTATAATGGAAGTCTTTGTAGTATATACTTCAAACGTGTATGTTTGTAAAATAATAGAATAATTAGAAAGACCATAAAAATAGCTCATTTTAAGATGACCGCTACTAGGAGCAGTGCTTAATCCATAAAATTTTGACATATGTAGTGGTTTTTCTATTAAAAACTCTGTTGCAATATCACTTATTGATATTTTTCCACTTGTTTGTAATGGCATTTATATTCCTTTTTATCTAGTGATTGTACCGAAAGCAGTTATATCACCGATTGTAATAATATTGCCAGACTCGTCTAATGACATAACATCAATTCCGTCTTTTACAAAATATAATATACCATTTTGTTCTTCAATTTTCCAAGGGCCTAAATTAACGCCAACAACTGATAAAATATCAGTATATGTACCATTATCTGCTAAGTATTTTGAACCAGCCCCATCACCGAATTCAATAGTGTAAGAAGATGACTGTGTATAAGAAAAATTAGTTACTGTTAAATTTGCAATATATACATAACTAAATGCTATATAGAAATCTTCATCAGCGGTAACATCAAATGTATAGTCTATAGCGGTTCCATCTCCACTCGGTATAACATAATTATATATATACGATGATGTATCAAATAAATCGTCTTTATTTGTAGTTATTGTAAAAGAACCAGTGCTACCATTTAGTGCTAATGTCATTTCAAATGTATATGTACCTGCCGGGAATAATGTGGTATTAATTGAATCTCCACTAAAATTAGTAAGCCCATTATTAAAATCATCATCCGTGAAAGTACCTGAAATTACTTTATTTTTTTTGATATTACTAATTTCTTTATAAATCCCATCTCCTGATAAAAATTTATCCGCACCAGCATCAGTAGGTAAAGTATATTCGTCAATGTGCAAATCACCATTGCCAATTAAAGAGTTGCCATTTAATGTTTTTATGTTTGTACCAGATATAAGATTATCCTGTTTATTGTTTAACTCGTTCTGCAAATTTATAATATCACTTATAACATGTGTATGGGTAATTTCTGCGGCGCCAACATCTGATGCTGTTAAATTTATCGCACCAGTTTCACCATTAACACTTGTTACTAAATTAGTATCATCAAAGAACATACTAGAATCAATTCTAAATTCAGAAGAATCATCTCTTGTAAAAACTAATTCTTTATTTACTGAATCATATG